TGCAGCGATTCCCAAGTCGGAAACCGGCCATCGAAATGTTCTGGATTAAGGCCATACTGCTTGAAACGCTTATGATCCCATCGGCGTGATGCTTCCGACAGAACTATCAAAGAAAAGGAACCCTCTCCTTGATGAGAACGATATGCTAAACGAGTCCACAAGAATTGCAACATATCGTATGTCAACCGGTTGCTCGCATAATTCCCATACGAGTGGCCTATTACAGACAGGGCTACATCTACTAAATCTCGACGGCCCGGCTCCCGACCCCACGCAACCCGAGGAAGAACTTCTAAAGTAGGACGCCAAGGAATCCATCGTGCCTGTCCCGGCAATGTACACGTATTTTTAACTGCGAAATGTTTCAAAAAACAAACACCTCGGCGCAACATCATGCCGTCTTTCGAGACCTCCGATTCGAATTTATCAGAATTATTAATGTCCCGTACTTCCATACGAAAATTCTTCGAAAGCCATTCGACAAAATCAGAATAAGCAAAATTAGTCTGCCAAAAGGGATCTTTCTTTATGGAACAAACATGATCGTCTCCATAAACAATATAAATTACAGCTTCAACTATCCCTGCCCATGCTTTCTTCTGATCTTTCGGGCTCATTTTGGTGATCTTGAAAACTATGTACCAACAATGCAAAAAAAGGTTAATCCACGAATTCATATGAGAAGTCCGGTAAGCACCAGAAGGAACATGACCTTGTACCCGAACCCAGATGTCAAAGAAAACATGTTGTATACGATCTATAGTACGCAAGGCGACTTCATGAGCAAGAGCCGCTATCAAGTCATACAGATCCGGGTCTTCTGCTCGAGAAAAATAAGACATCATTTCGGACTCGTATATCTCTACCAAGATACGAAGTACTGACACGTCCCATTTTTCGAAATCTCCGTCATGAAAGGATCGAGGAGACTCATCTGGATTCAAAACGCGGTACAGCTCTTCCATACCTCCCCAGACCCATTTCTGTCCTACCCGAATACGTTTTTTTTCCAAGGACATCCTTACTTTAGAGATCGCTCGTTCCATCAAAATATAAACCATGTTAGGGATCACGAACAAGCGAAATTTTAAAAGCGCTCGCATATACTTTGCATCATCTCGTATTTTGGCGAGCAGGTACTGGTTTTCATATTTGACAGTGGTAGAAAAAGCTGTGTGAGGAAACTTCCCTGTTTCTATAAATTCTATTAATGCTGCCATGGATGCTTCTAAATTCTCACGTTTTTTTCCGCACGGGTTTATCTCGATACGAACATCGTTCTCCCGTACGGTCTCTTTCTCTCCTACATTTATGCCCGCCCCGGTATGCAAGGGCATTTGTTCTAAATCTAAGGAAAGATCTAGCTCCGGAGGAACTTGCCCTAAGAATTTGGTCGTGCCCAAAACATCATACAAGTATTGCTTGGTAGTGGGAATAAGATCAATTATCTTCTTCAAATCTGGAGGGGGCTCCTGATCCCGAGAAAAACTACGGACTCCTGCAATAATCTTGTCGTCCATCATAACTGTGCTTGAGACAACAGGCATTCGCCCCTTATACGTACCGAAAGACGTTTTATAAGGTGATATCGCATTAAAGGCTAGATGAGAGAGGGTAGGGAAAGAAGAGCCTATATACTTTGGGTTATCCACCTCCCGAGAATAAAACCCTCGCAGGTCATAAGTATGCAATCCTAGTCGGTTCAAATACCACCGGTCCAGCTCTAGAAAAAGCGTACGAATGTCTGGGTGCAAAAAATTATGAACTACTGAAGGTTCATACCGATAAGGTATCGGAGGCTCTATCCGAGTCATATTTGGAGACGAGTCAATAATCGAATGTAACATAGTCTCAACCGAGCCGTACGAAGCTGGAACAACGACATCGTGAGCTAGGACAAACTTCCGTTTCACGTCTTCCATTATTACTTCCATTCGTTGGTCATTGGTCATAGTTACCCCATTTATAACACGAGGAACTACGCAACGATAGCCATGCGTAACAGTCCGTTCTCTCCCTTCCAGAACGTAATCACATCCACAAGTACCTCGGGGACAATTTATTTTTTTAACTCCTTTTTCTTCACAAGATTCTACAAAATATTTCTGAATTCTTCCCCGATAAAACATTTTGCCTAATAGCGGATCTCCTCGCGCTTTTCGCTTCAATTCTTCTAAAAGAGAAATGGTAATGACTTTAAAGTAGTCGCGACTCGGGACGCTA